AATGAATCGGAGGATGCTGAACTCATTATCGCAAAGAACAGGCACGGAGAATGTTTCACAATTGAAACCACCTTCATTGGATCACGAACAATGTACAAGGAACGCATATGAGAAAGTATTGGACAAAAGAAATGTTGGAATATATCAAATCCAATTATGCAAATGAATCATCACAAAGCATTGCAGACCGTTTTGACATAAAATTAAATGCAGTTTACAACAAGGCTTTTGTCTTGGGATTAAAAAAAAGCACAGAATACATTGAGAAGCATTGCAGAAATCTTGAGAGATCTGTTCGTAATGAATTTGCAAAAGGACATAAGCCCTGGAACAAAGGTCAAAAGGGTTTGCAGATTGGAGGAGTTCAAACACAATTCAAAAAGGGGAGATTGCCACACAATACAAAACCAATTGGGTACCGTTCAATGAGAGACGGATACTGGGTGGAAAGGACAGAGAAAGGATTTGAGTTTGTTCATGTACTGATTTGGAAACAACACTACGGTGATATTCCAAAGGGATTGTTCATAGTATTCAAAGACCGCAATCAACAAAACCTTGTTATTGAAAATCTCGAACTTATTGACCGAGCAGAAAATATGCGGAGAAATTCCGTTCAAAACCTACCAAAAGAAATTCTTGAAGTAATTCATATTAAAAAATCAATCACACGAAAAATTAATCAAATAGAAAAAAATGGCACGAAATAAAATTAATGATCTCCGTGATCACCTTTTTGAAACCCTGGAACGCCTGAAGGATGGCGACATTGACATCGCAACTGCAAAAGCAATGGCAGATGTAGGACAAGTAATTATCAATTCAGCAAAGATTGAAATTGATTTCATCAAAGCAACTGGATCAACAAAGGATTCAGGATTTATTCGGTTAGGCGATGGCAATGAAAAGTTGTTATGAGAATAATTGACAGACGCAGAGACGAACAACTTGGAACAAAAGCAAAAGGATTGCCAATGTACAAAGAGTTCATACAACTTGTTGAAAAGGACAAGAGGGTGCAATCATACTACAATATGAAAGATATGCTCTTAGATGCGTTCAAATGGGATAAAACGCCACAAGGTCACGAGTACTGGCAATCGGTATATGATTCAATCGTTATCGCAGACCATCCCAAATGTCCCCAGTGCAACACCATCGGCAAGGTAAAATTGCTCAAGACCGTCAACAAGCATAAGTGTAACAAATGCAAAATAACATTCTAATGAAAACAATAACTTTAACTGAAGAACAATTAAAAAAATTAATCGTCCATGCCTATAGCGGTGGATGGCACGATGGACAAGACGAAATAATTATGAGAATTGAACACATTGACAAAGGTGGGGATGAACTCGGTGAAGAATGGTATTCAACTATGGTGATAAGTGAGCTCGTAGAATTAAATCTATTATGAACCCATATCAAGAAACCCACACCCTGAAGCAAGAGATTCGCAGATTGCGTTTACAGATTGCAGACATAACGGTCAAGTACGACAAAGAAATTAAAAGGCTTAAACAAGAAATCATCAACCCCAAGTGCGATTTGAATACCATTGATGCTGATTGGACAGATGCAATGAGGGTTTGTTGTCAAGCCTACGATGTCACACCTGATCTCGTGATTTCATCCTTGAGGAAACAATCCGTGGTGTATGCCCGTCATATGTTTTCATTCCTTTGCCGTAAGCATTTGAAGATGACATTCTCATCAATTGGCTATATATTGGGGAGAGACCATTCCAGCGTGATGAATGCCATCAATGTGTTTGACAACCTAATTACACACGACAAAACCATACGACAGACATATGAAACATCCGTTCAGTTATTGGGTGATTACTTGCACCAAAGGACTCTCCAGCACGATACACATCTTGTATGAGGAAGATCAGGTGATAAGATGTCAAAAAAAATACGAAAAAGATGGTTATATTTGCATTATTGAAAAGAAAAATTGAATAAAGCCGACATCATATTGGAACTATCCAAAGCAGATTGGCTGAGGAAAGCAACCAAGAACATTGCAAAAAACAATGAGTTGGCAAGGGAGTTGTATCAATTTTACTTTTTAACCATCCTTGAGAAACCTGATGAGCAAATCGAAAAAATATACAGAGACGGATACATCCAATTCTGGTCAATCCGTCTTCTATACCTTTGTATCAACGGCAACCGGCATCCCTTTGGCGAATCAAGAATATATGATCAACACGATGTGTACGAGCTTGACTTCGCTGAAGAAATTGACTTACTGGATGAGAGGGAACAAGCCGAAGGAATCGAACTTGAAAGAATCAACAAAATAAACCAAGTAACAGAATCAGCATATTTCTATGAACGAGAACTTTTCAAACTATGGTGTTCAGGAATGTCTGCAAGGGCAATCCATAGAAAGACAGATATCTCCGTTCGTGAAGTGTTGAGGGTAATTAAACTAATGAAAGACCGATGCACACAGAAATAATTGGAATTGCTTGTTTGGCAATCATCATCGTAAACTTTGGCAAACCAGCCGATCTATTAAAACGCTATCTGTACGGTAGTGACTATTCCAAATGGAAGCGAATGAAACCCCTTGACTGTGCTTTCTGCTTGTCGTGGTGGTTGGGCTTGTCCTTTTTTTTATACACCTACGGTTGGGTGGGGATACTTTATGCATCCATCGCAACTGTGATTGTAGCACTATTAGAAACTAAACTATGAGCAATATCGAATTCATACTATCACTACAACCGTTGTACGACAACTGGAAGAAAACACAAGTGTTCAACCCAACACCAGAACAAGGGGCAATCCTGAACAATGTCCATCGTGAAATCTTCGGAAGGAACTTGCCAAATTGCAGTACTTGTGTGACCGAAGCATTGCACTCACTTTTGATATGGGCAAACCAACAACAAGAAGCCATCACCAAAGCACAACTTGCCGATGATGAGCAGAAACCAAAGAGGAGAAGAAAGAATGAAAGCAATCCTTGAATTCAACCTTGACGAGGAAAGAGAAGAGTTTAATATGGCGGTGAACGGATACAAGTTTTCGTTGGTTGCTCACGATTTAGATCAGCACCTAAGAGCATTGACAAAGTATGCACCTGACACGCAAAGCGAAGACACATACAAAGCATTGCAAGAAACAAGAGACAAACTTCACCAACTGCTGAATGAGTATAACCTTGAGATATGAAGAAACACGTTATGACATACCTTAATCACTTTGGCTACGACATCACAGACCATATTCCTTGCGAGGTGTGTGGGATGACTGCAATTGATATTCACCACATCGAATGCCGTGGTATGGGTGGAAGCAAAGAGAAGGATGTCATAGAAAATCTCCAAGCATTGTGCAGGTCTTGTCACGTTAAATTGGGCGACAAGAAACAATACAAGGAGTTTTTGAAAGAGAAGCACCAAGAGAAATTGAAACTGTGAACCAACTGCGAGAATTATGGCAAACCCTGAAAACTTAAAACCGTTCAAGAAAGGTGAAGATGAAAGAAGAAATCTTCAAGGCAGACCGCAAAAATTGATCACTCAATTGAAAGAGATTGGGTACACTAAAAGTCAGGTTGAGGATAGTGTGAATGCTATGCTTACCTTATCACGGAAAGAACTGGAGAAGATAGACCGAGGGGATGAGTACACAATCTTTGAACGCATCATTGCCGGTGCATTATTGAAATCGCACGACAAGAACTCTCTGTTCAACTTGGAGATGTTGCTAACACGATCACAAGGCAAACCAAAAGAAACAATTGACCAAACTATTGAAAGTAAAAATTTCACAATAACTTTGAATTTAGATGAGAGCAAGTTGGAGAGGTGACGATAAACTCCCACCACAAGATGAAGACATCCAAGTGGTTTACACTACGGATGCAAGAATAACTTTGGCAAGGTACTTTGATGACCTTTGGGTTGATGAGTACACGAATGCAATTATTGATGTGGCATATTGGATGCCTATCCCAGTAACCCCGAACGAATGACACCTGAAGAGAAAGCATTCCAACTCAAGGAGAGTTTTGGCAACGGATTAACCACAAGAGATTGTGCGTTGATTTGCATTGATGAAATACTTGAAGCCTTGTCGTATAACTCTTGGCAAAATAGGAATGAGATAATTTTCTTCGTTGGTGTAAAAAAACAACTGCAAGAACTATGAGAGTAATCCAGTCGGGACATCTTGGTGATTTGATCTATTCACTTACAGCAACCAAGCGAGTTGCAGAGTTACACGGTGCGGTAGATTTCCACATCGGATTCCGTGAGCAGAATACTGTTTCCGGTCATCCAAGCGGTGGATACTGTATGAACTTAAACTCATACGAATATATCAAACCATTGCTTGAGCATCAATCCTACATAAGAAAGGTTGAGATGCACTCACACATCGATATGGCTTATGACTTCGATAAGTTCAGGCATCACGGGTTGAATCTGTCTGCTGGTGATTTGAGACGCAACCACTTTCTTGTCTATCCCGAATTGATAACAGACCTTCACGAACCTTGCATTGAAGCCAGTGAACCGATCTCATACTTTGAGGACAAGATTCTCTTGAACTTCTCTGCTCGTTATCGCAATCACGATATCAACTATTTCCCACTCAAGGAACACAAGTGCGTTTTCTTTGGGTACGAATCCGAGTACATCGCATTCACGGAGAGATGGAAGTTGGATTGTGAACTATTGAAATGTCAAGATGCATTGATGTTGGCAACCATTGTCGGCAGTTGCAAGGCATTCATTGGGAATCAGTCAAGCACCTACGCCATCGCAGAGCAGATGAAAGTAAAACGATTGCTTGAGGTATGCGTACAATCACCAAATGTTATCCCTATCAACAATGGCTTTGACTATGTAACCAATCAAGGCTTTAATTACTTACTTAATACCCTATGAAACTTTTAATACTAACAGACGGAATCAATGGTGTGGTTTACCATCGCATCTACGCACCACATTTGAGAATGCAAATAAACGGAGAAGCGGAGGTTGATGTCTGCCAATCACAAGCAGAGTGGATGACGGTTGACCTTGCACCCTATGATGTAATTGTTTTCTCACGATGGCTTGGAAAGAACCAGTACGATGTCTTGAAACGAATCACGGATGCCGGGAAGCCTTATGTGATTGATGTGGATGATTATTGGGTTTTGCCAAAATACAACCCAGCATACTGGGCATATCGCAAAGGGATAAAGAACTCCATCAAGGATGCCATCAACTATGCGGATGCGGTATTCTGCACCACTCAAAAACTCGCCAATGAAGTGAGGACAATCAACGAGAATGTCTACATTGTGCCAAACTGCCTGGATACATCTCACAACCAATGGAAGCAACCAAAGGAGAAGAACGAGAGAGTGAAAATAGGATGGGTTGGTGGAATCACACACGAGGAGGATTTGAAGCTCATTGCTGATGACATCAATTCAATGGATGTTGATTTCTACATCTGCGGTTACACTCCAAGTGATCATTGGAACAACATCGTCAAACTGATTCCCAAAGCCAACATCGTTCAAGGCACTTCGGTATTTGAATACGGTGAGGTTTACAAGCACTTTGACTTTGTACTTGCACCATTGGTAGACAACAACTTTAACAACTGCAAATCGGAGTTGAAGATTGTGGAAGCCGCTGCCTATTCTATTCCCATTATCTGTTCAGCGGTTTACCCATATTTATACCACACGGCAAACGATGGCGTGATCTTCGCAACACAAAACAACTGGAAGGCATCCATTCAAAAACTGATTGATGCCGGTCATTCTGTGAGACAATCAATGGGCGAATCAAATCGCATCTATTGTGAGACCTACCACAACCTTGAACTGCACAACCTAACACGATTAAGTGTTTACCAAAGTTTATGCAAATAACCTATCAAAGACCATATGTCACGAGTTACCAAAAGGACATCCTTGATTGTGATGCTCGTTTTACTATCACTGCTGCGTCTACAAAAACGGGCAAGACGGCATCTCACATCATATGGTTATTTGAACAAGCGTTGAAGTGCAAGGACAATCAATCCGTGTGGTGGGTTGCACCCGTTTACCAACAAGCGGAGATTGCATTCCGAAGGATGAAGTCACAAGTCACAGACAAGAACTTCTTCATCAGCAACGAAACCAAACTTTTGCTCACGCTTCCAACAGGTGCAAGGATAGAATTCAAATCAGGTGAGAAGCCTGACAACTTGTATGGGGATGATGTCTACGCTGCCGTGATTGATGAGGCATCTCGTATGCGTGAGGAATCGTGGTATGCGATGCGTTCAACTTTAACTGCCACACAAGGCAAGTGCAAACTGATTGGGAATGTCAAAGGGAAGAAGAATTGGTTCTATAAGTTGGGCGAAAGAGCGAGAAGCGGTGAGAGTGAGTATAAGTATTTCAAGATTACTGCATATGATGCGATCAAGGAAGGGATTCTCAAACTTGAAGAGGTTGAACAAGCCAAACGAGATCTCCCACTTCATGTCTTCAACGAGTTATATTTGGCAGAACCAGCCGATGACAAGACAAACCCATTCGGAATTGATGCAATCCGTAGTTGTTACAAGCCAGTAACCAACAGAAGTGTTGTTGCTTGGGGAGTGGATTTGGCGAAGTATTCGGATTATACGGTTATAATTGGTTTAGATGCGAATAATTGCGTTGCATATGTTGACCGATTCCAAGCGGATTGGTCGCAAACATTGGCAAAGATTACGACATTAATTGGTGTGATTCCAGCATTCGTGGATTCAACCGGAGTTGGTGATCCTATCGTTGAGCAATTGCAAAGAAGCCATCCCCGAATCAAAGGATTTAAGTTCACATCGCAGAGCAAACAACAACTCATTGAAGGGTTGGTCATCAGCGTACAAAATAGGGAAGTGTATTTCCCTGAAGAACCTATCGGAAGTGAGATGGAAAACTTTGAATTTGAATACACAAGAACGGGTGTGAGGTATACTGCACCACAAGGGTTGCACGATGACTGCGTGATGGCTTTGGCTTTGGCAGTTGACTGCAAGAAACACAATAGACCCGGAACTTTTTATTTTGCGTAAACCGTTACAAATTGAAACGATATGAACTGGAACAACATAACCATCCACCAACTGCAAGAGATTCACTCTTGTCGTGATATGTCCAACATTGAACGGACAATGAACATACTTGCCATCGTGAACCATTGGTCAATGGACAAGGTTGAATCAATGCCGATTGATGACCTTACAAGAGAATTCAAAAAGTTGGAGTTCTTGAATGAGCTTCCAAACAGACCTGTGCAATTTATGTTCAAGCACAAAGGCAGATACTTCCGATTGGCAAAAACACCAAACGAGATTTGCGGTCATCACTTCATTGAACTTCAGCAAGTGTTCAACGGAGATACGATTGAAAGCCTTCACAAGATAATGGCTTTACTTGCATATGAGGTGGATTTCTTCGGCAAGTCAAAGACCATCAAAGATGCTCAAGCACACTACCAAGACAAGTGCGATTTGTTTCTGTCAATGGATGTGCCATTGCCGTATTCTTATTCGCTTTTTTTTTCGGCAGTTTATCCGGAGTTATTGAAAACTATCCAATCCTATTTGATCAAGGAGATGGACAAGTTGAACAAGGAGATAACGCAAGTCCGATAGGTTGGCTGGAGTTGGTTGACAGAATTGTCAAAGGAGACCGTACAAAGTGGGATGCGATTCTCACAATGCCGTTGATTGAGTTCCTGAACACCATCGCATTCTATAAGCAGAAAACCAAAGAGAGACAGAAGCGAATTGAACAGGCAGCGACAAAGGGATTCAATGCCTATGTTGTGGCTTGTCTGCACGAGATGTTGTGATACCGAGCGGTATAATACCAATCGGTAACAAATAGTGGTGGTTATTTGTTACAAACAAACGGCAGTATTTCAAATTATTGCCAATTTATAGGATTACTGGCAAATGTTAGTTGTCAAATTTTTCCACTATAATCGGTGATTACCCGAATAACTGCATGAAATTTTCCAGTATATTCATTCCTAAAAGTCATTTGTTGCGATAAGTATTGGGAATCACTACTGATTGCAAAGTATTTATGTCTGATTTGTCCATCATAACTATATGCAATTGGGTATAATGTGTTATATATCGGACAAATTATATGCTTTTGCGTACTATAAGACACATTGTGCAATCAATATGCAATTCACCTATAAATTGTGCAACCCCTGATGAACATTTGGAACGCATTCCAACGAGTGCTATTTTTGTGTGTGGCATTATCTATCACTCAACAACCCAACAGTTATCATCCAGCATTCAATGACACGAACTTCGTGATTACTGAATCTTCAGGTGGTATCTACACAAAGGACAATTTCAAGTTCATTGCTGATGTCAAGGTCGCATCAACTACCGTGGCAAAACTCAAAGCACCAATTTATTTTGGAAGTACAAACAAAGGTGTGTTCAACATTGGGCGAATCTTGGAATCTTATGTCAGCAACAATTGGGAATTCACCGATTCATCACCCAGCGGATGCGTAAACTCATTCACAGATTACGAGGTTGAATTTGGGTATGAGTATTCACTATCAGCAACAGGAACAATCACCGAATACCTTGATTTGACTTCAGCAACTGGAACGGTTTGGAACGCATCATTGAACCCATTTGATTTAGTGACTTATGCAGAGGGGCAATATCTCGCTACATCCACATCCGCAAAGTTCTTGACCAATGTGAGAACACGAACAATCCACAGAACTCAAAAGGATTGGCTCTATTGTTTGAAGGGAGATGCCACAAGCGTTTTGATTACTTACTCCGATGCCAGTACACAAACATTCTCTTTGCCATCTTCAAAGGTCGTGAGGATCCCCGTGGGAAGCCAATTGACAATACCCGGTGGTGCAACCTATTTTGATGTGGTGTTGAAGGCTGGGGGTACTTCCAAATCCGAGACATACAGATTCAACATAAAAGATGAATGCAGTAAGTACGAAACAACTGACATTTTCTTTATGAACCGTTTAGGAGGGTTTGAATCCTTCCGTTTCAATATGGTGAGAAGAGACAACTTTGAAGTCACACGGAAACAATTCCAACAGAACCCCTACACACTTGGTGCAACATACGGATATCAAACATCGGCAAGAACTCGCACCAATTATCACACAGAGACAAGCCAAAAAATCAAACTGTTCAGTAACTGGATAAACGATACCGAATCTGTTTGGCTGAAAGACCTGATTGAATCTCCAGTGGTCTATATGTATGACGGCACTTTGTATGCGGTCAACATTGATAACGCCAACTACGAGCAGAAAAAGACGGTACAAGATAGGATGTTTAATTTAGAACTTGACATCACTCTTTCATTCGCTGACAAATCGCAAAGGATATGATCAGGCTATTGGTCAACAACACACCAGTTGATTTGTCTGCTGATTTTGACATCTCAATCAACAAGGCAATTGCCGACATCCGTGAACCACAATCACGATCTTCGGAATGGACAAAGACAATTACCATCCCCGGCACGGCACAAAACAACAAACTATTCTCGCACATCTTCGAGGTTGAACACACGGTTCGTACATCCACACAATTCGCACCCGATTTCAACCCCAATAAGAAAGCATCAGCAGTCGTTCTATTGGATGAGATAGAGCAGTTGAGGGGATTCATCCGATTGATTCAAATCAATGTCACAGACAGCACGGCAATCGTTTATGAATGTAGCATTCACGGACAAACTGCAGACCTATTCACCACGATTGCAGAACGCAAACTAAATGCGTTGGATTTCTCGGAGTACAATCACTCCTTGTCTTCAGGCAACATCTTTAATTCGTGGGACACAAGCATCATCAAGAACGGAAGCTCACAATCGTTTGCCTATGGTGATGGCTATGTCTACGCAATGATAGACAAAGGGCATACACGAAACATTGCATATTGGCAGTATAACGAACTCACACCTTGTCTTTATGCAAAGACCATCATTGACAAAATCTTCACTGGTGCTGGGTATTCGTACACCAACGATTCATTTTTTAATACTGACCGATTTAAGAGGTTGATTATCCCACCACCAAACGGATTGATTGCATCATCTACGCAATTGACAAACCGATTGTTTTTGGCAAGTCGCTTGACAACAAGTCAGGCATTGACTTTGGGAACTACCTTGATATTCAACAACGACACCAGCGGTGGGGCTTTTGACAATGGTGGTAACTACAACCCAAGTACAGGTGCTTACACTGTTCCAGTTGGTGGAACTTATTCCTTCTTCTTGGGATTAGATATTAACTTAACACTTGATCCTTCATACCGACCAGTTTTACAAGCGGAGATAGACATCAACATTGGGATGTATGTGAACGGAGTTTTGAGGTCAACCAACTATATCTCGGTTGATCCTATGGCAATGCCACCTTTGTTGGAGTACGGATTCACGAATGTGGCTCTTTCCACAACTGATGTTGTCACTTTCAAATTAACCCAAGTATATGACTGGGCAGATAAGTACACATTGACCAATGCGGATTTCACAATGAATCTCAATGTGAATTCAACGGTTGAAAATGACATCACCGCTTATACTTTCCAATATGGGGAAACCGTGGATTTTGGAATCTTCTTCAACACCGAGGTCAAGCAAAGCGAATTGCTGATGTCGTTTGTTAAGATGTTCAACTTGTACATTGAACCTGACAAAGATCAACCAAAGATTCTGCGTTGTGTTCCTCGTGATGAGTTCTACAATGGCAGTCAATTAGATTGGACAGATAAATTAGATTATTCACAACCTGTGGAAATTGTTCCAATGGGCGAATTGGATGCAAATCCTTATGTGTTCAGTTACAAACAAGGGAAGGATGACGGCAATGTCAACTATCAAGAGAACTACCAAACCACCTACGGACAAAGAACCTATCAGGTGGACAATGATTTTGTCAAAAGTGAGAAGAAAATCGACATCGTTTTTGTACCTACGCAAATAAAGAACTACGACATCGGACAAAAGAACCTTGTTTTGTCATCTGTTGAAGGCAAGGATGACGGTGATTTGAGGGTTTTGTACTATGGTGGGTTGGTGAGTGGTGTGAGTTGTAGATATATCATCTCGTTTATGGGTACAATTTCTATCCAAACATCGCAAGTCAAGACATCAATTCCCTTGACAATCCATTACGATTCACTTTCATCACCTACAATTGACCTTTTGTTTGGGATGCCGAGAGAAGTTGGTATCGGTGCTGGGTATAATTACACCAATGCGAACCTTGTCAATACTTACTATTACAGATTCATCCAAGAGATCACCAACAAGAACTCGAAAATAGTTCGTGCATATTTCCGCATCACTCCTTCCGATTGGTATAACATACAATTCAAGAATTTGTATTTCTTTGAAGGGCAATACTGGAGATTGAACAAGGTTGAAAACTACAACCCAACCAATGAAGGTGTTTACTTGTGTGAATTCTTGTTGGCTCAATTCATACCACCAGCGACAATCACCGTGAAAAGAATGGGTGCTGGAACTGCACAAGGAGCTCATACGGACATCTATGGTGATGTGTATCCCGGTGGTAAATTCCCAATCAAACCCGGCATCAGTGGTGTTGGAGTTGGAACAACCGAAGGAAGTGGAATCTTTGTGGGTGACAACATCAGCGGAAACGGAATCAACAACAGTGGATTTGGTTCAACCGACATTAACTATGCAGACGGAGTTGACAACTCTGTTGCGTTGGTTTGTGATGACTTCAGCGTTGCTAAATCGAATACACTCTATATTGGCAACTACGAGATGTATCCATCATTTTTGAGTGGTGGTGCGGTCAAGACAGTAACGACAAATTACACAGCAACCAAAGATGACTATTTATTCTTATTGGATACAACTGCTGGACAAATCACATTGACATTGCCTGATCCAACTGGTCTTGCTGGTAAATACTTTGCGGTGAAAAAAATCACAAGCGGTCAACAAGTGACAATAGACACAACAGGAACGGCAAAGATTGACGGAGGAGATACACATACAATGACAAACCAATGGGCAGCACACGAGATTGTGACCGATGGGATTGATTACTTTTTAATGGGAGAAAAATAATGGCACTAACAGCAGCGATTGACTTAACCGTCAACAAACCTGACTTCAAATCAATGAAGGCAGAGATCAGAGAACTGACCATTGCAGCACAAAAAGCGGTGATGGATTTTGGGGAGTTCTCACCCGAAGCAATAAAAGCGGAGAAGGCACTTGCGGCAGCTCGTGACCGAATGGAGGATTTCAATGACCGAGTGGCAGCGGTTAACCCAGACAAGTTCGCACAAATCAACACGGTTGTTCAAGGTGTGGCTCGTGGATTCCAAGCAGCACAAGGGGCAATGGCTTTGTTTGGCAACCAGTCGGAAGAACTTGAAAAGACAATGGTCAAGTTGCAAGGTGCAATGGCATTGGCTGAAGGTCTTGAAGGTCTTGGAAAGGTTCAACAGCAATTCGGTGCAATCGCAAAGAACATCAAAGGGAATGTGATGAACGCATTCAAAGCGTTGGGCAATATGTCAACATTGGCATTTGGTGCAATTGGTGTTGCATTGACTTTGATCATTGCCAACTTTGATACACTGAAGAAAGCCGTGATGTCATTGATCCCAGGTCTTTCATCAATGGTCAAGTTTGTCGGTGGGTTGGTTCAACAATTTACAGATTGGGTTGGTATCACATCGGCACAGGACAGGGCATTGGAGAAACTCAACAAGACAACTGACAAAGCCAATGAGCAACTTGATAGGGAGATTGCATTGCTTCAAGCCAGAGGAGACCAAGTTGGGGTGTTCAACAAGCAAAGACAAAAGTTAGAGAATGACCTTGCACAAGCTCGTGCAAACTACGGCAAGAACACAGAAAAAGAATGGGGTAAAATCATTCTCGATACCAAAAACGCTTTGGCAGTATTGGCAATTGAAGAACAGAACTTCCAAAACGACAGAGTGAAAGCCGCTGGAGACAAAGAAAGAGAAAGATTGGCAGCCATCGCAAGAGCAAAGAAAGAGCAACAAGACAAGGAAGATGAACTCAATCGCAAGAACAAGGAAAAGGAAGAACAATTTCAAAATGAATTAAGTCAAATTGAAGGTCGTGGAATTGCAACAAGATCATTGCTGACATTACAAGGCAAGACGGAAGCCGAGAAGATGCAAGATAAATTCAACGAGGAAAGAGCAATACAAAGACAAAAGGAAGTTGATGCCGAAGTTGCAGCGGAAAAAGCAAAGCAAAACGCAAAAGAGAATTTATATCGTGCATCTGTTGATTTGGCGAATTCAATCGCAGCATTGGCAGGAGAGCAAACCAAAACGGGCAAGGCAATTGCGTTGTCAGTTATCGCAGCAGATACGGCAATGGCAATATCAGGTGCATTGAATGTCACACAAAAACCATCACCCGACAACATCGCCACTGGTGGTCTTGCTGGTGCTGCGAAATACATCGGATTGGCTGCAATGATTTTGACCAATGCGAAGAAAGCACGAGACATCCTCAAAGGTGGTCAGCCGGGTGCAATGTCACCAATGCAATCCAGCGGTCAAGGTATGGCACAGATGGCAGCACCGAGAATCGGTTCAACATTGCCACAGGTAAACGGATTTGATCAGCGAGTTTATGTGACCGAGGGTGACATATCACGCACACAAGGTCGGGTTGCATCGTTGAAAAAGGTATCTGTTACACAATAACGCTATTTGAATAAGATGAAACTTCCAGTTTACAAATTAGACATCAACGAATTTGACGAGGAGACAGGCATTGACTTTGTTTCTCTCGTTGAAAACGCAGCCATTCAAAAGGACTTTTTAGCATTCAGCGAAACGCCTATCAAATTTGCCATCCAAGATGAGGAGAAAAGAATCGTGACTGGTGCTGCGATGATAGCGGATTTACCCATCTATCGCAGAGATGATGTGAGAGGTGAGTACTATGTGGTGTTTGACAAGGAATCCATCTTCAAGATTGCGAAGAAATGGGCAAGGTCAAACCAGTACAACTCCGTGAACGCACACCACAAAACACCCATAATGAATGGCGTGAGCTTGTTTGAATCATACATCATAGATCGTGAAAGAGGTGTGATGCCACCAAAGGGATTTGAAGAGGTTGCCGATGGAAGTTGGTTTGTCTCTTATCTCATTGACAACGATGAGGTTTGGTCACGAGTGAAATCCGGTGAGTTCAAAGGGTTCTCTGTTGAGGGTGTTTTTGACTTTCCTGAAGATAAAGAAGAACAACTCCTTGAAGCCGTGAAAGACCTTCTCTCCAAGTGGAATGGCAAATAAAATTGCAACAAGTAAAAACAAAATCTAATTTATATCAAAATGAACGCAAAAGAAACACTCAAGGAAATCCGCACGATGTTGGGATTCTCCGAAGAAGAAATCAAAG